CGCCTGAAGTCGGCGCGGCTTGCGATTGCGGCCTCGCAGCCGGCGCGCTGCTGCTGGAGCCCTTCGGGTAGCCCTGTTCGGTGTTAAAGCGTTCGCGATTTTCGGGGGTGTCGGGCAGCCGGTTCTGCGAACGCCAGTTTTCATAGCCGGCGCGCCACTGCACCCGCTCCTGGATGGTTTGTGGGGCCGCCTTGGCCGTTCCAGATGGCAAAGCGGGAGCAGCTTGCGCCCCAGGCCGCGGTTCGGCGAGCTGCGGGATCGAAGTGAAGCCAGCGGTGCCGCGCGGATCGCGGTTTTGCACCTGAAAAGCCCTAGCGGTCGATGCGGTATCCGGTGGGACGCCCGCCACCATGTCTCCGGCTCTGATCTCGGCCGCACCCACGCCTGGGGCTCCTCCAGACAGCGTTTGCGCCCGGCCTGGGTCCATAAAACCGCGTGCGGTAGCCAATTCGGCCGGTGTAGAGGCCCCTCTACCGATCATATTTTGGTCGGGTGCGGTACCCAACTGGCCGGTGAGCGCGCGCATGGCCGAGGTGAAGGCCCCGGAATAATCGCCGCGCATCAGCTTGCCGATGGCGCTGTCCGGGTCGGCCTTCCAGCCTCCGGTCGGTGTATTTCCAGGAGCGGCACTCGATTGTGGCGAAACTGGGGCAGGCTCGGCTGCCGTTCCTCCCGGCGGCAGCGCTCGGGTCACACCTTCGGGCGACGTGGTCAGAATATCGCCGGCCTGGCCAGTCGGGCGCAGCCCGGCTTCCGGGGTAGGCCCGCCCATACGTCCGGGGATCGGGTACTCGGGACGGGGAGTTGCTGGTGGTTCAGTGGCTGGAGCCGGCGGGGTTGCTGCCTCACCCTGGCCCGTAGGCAGCGCAGGCGACACGACCTCTTCCGGTCGCGGATCGCCAGGAGATTTGCGCATCGGCGGCACATCGGGCGGCGGCTCGGGTGTATTCGCCACCTCGGGGGTCGGCTCGGCCGGCGTGATCTTGCCACCGCCGGTCTCCGCCGCCGGTTGCTGAGGGGCCGGCTGCGGAGCCGGGGCTGGAGCAGCAGCGGGAGCGGCTGCCGCAGACGGTGAATAGGGCGGTAGCGGATGCGCCGGCGAGCCCTGATAGCCGGGCTGGGTAGTGTAGGTGTTGCCGTAGGGATCGGTTCCACCACCACCACCCGCCCCGCCGGCTGTCGGCCAGCCAGCGCTGGTCGGAGCTCCGGCACGGCTAGCGACATTCGGCAGACTTGAGGCATGGGCCTGCGAGCCGAACAGCGCTTCGCCGATCTTCTGAATGCCGCTCGCAAAGCCGCCTTGCTGGCCGGATTGGGTGCCGGTCGGCGGCGACGGCGGGGTCTGTGCCGACGCATAAAGCCCCTGGTATTGCGACTGCGTCGCCGGGTCGTTCTGGCCGCCGACCACCGAGGCCGGGCTGCCGCCGCCGCCCATCATGGCATTGTCGACGAATTGCGCCGGAGCGCCGCCCGGCGACATCGCGTTGCCGGAAAAATCGTTGCCGGCGGTTTGGGCCAGTGGTTGCTGGTCGCCAAATTGGGCGTTTTGACCGCTACTGGACTGACCAGGGGTGGGGCCAGCCATCAGATGCCTCCAATGAGCGATCCAACGCCGCTGGCGACCTGCCCCTTGGCGTTCTGCGCGCCGACAGCGGCGGATGTGGTCTCGCTCAAATCCTGGAATTGCCCCTCGCCCAGTGCGCCCAGGAATTGTTGCGGGATAGCGCCGGTCAGGCTGGGGGCTTGGCCGACATCCATGCGGAAGCCGGTCGGTCCCGCGCCAAAAGACCCGCCCGCAGTCGGTGTAGTGCCACTACCGGGAGTGCCGCTCACAGCGCCAGTCGTTGGCCCGGACGGTATGCTGCCGCCTTGGCCTAATCCAAGTTGCTTGTAGCGGTTCGCCATATCTTGGACAGACATTTGCGTGCCGAACATGGCGTTTGAAATATCAGAACCCTGGATTTGTCCCGGTTGGCTGCCGCCGCCTGTACCGCCCGCCATCAGATGCCTCCGCCAGCCAGTCTGGTGATACCGCCCAGCGCGCTGCCGATGCCGCCCAAGGTCGCGCCCAGTGCACCCTTCTGGGCGTTGGCGAATTGCTGCGAGGCCGACTTCATGGCGTCGTCGATCCGCATGGTCTGCAGCACGTCGCCGGCCAGCGCGCCGACATTGGCTTGGGTGCGTCCGGTTGAGGAGCCCATGCCGGAGGAGAAGGCTTGATTGCTGCCGACGACATTCTCGCCGCCGGTGAAGCCGGTCCAGGCCGCCTCTTGCGGCGACACGCTACCCTCGGCCGGCAGACCGAACAAAGCGCCGACGCTGGAGCCCGCGCCGCCGAAACCCAATGGGGTTTGACTGGTGACGCCGCTGGTGTTGCTGCTGGGCGTGAATGGCGTGCCACTGCCTGTTGTGCTGTTACCGCCCATAATCGAGCCTCAAGGTAAAGCGCGGGCTGATCTCTTTTGCGCCGACACGTCGGCAGAACACGGTCAGGTCGCTATCGGTCTCCGACGAGCAACGCCACGCCACACAGCGCCGCGACTTCGCCCATTCGACTGAAGCGCGCATCAGCTTCAGGGCCTCAAGACCGCGACCGTCGTCGGCAACAATGAAAACGATACTGGCCTCGAACTCGTAGGGTATCCACGGCAGCGTCGTCAGCATGGAAATGCAAAAGGCGTTGTCGGTGCGCTGCGGCAGGTACAGCAGCGGGTTTTTCATCACGATGTTGCGAAACCACAGCTCGGTCGAGAGTGCGTCGTATTTGGGAGAGTATTTTTTGCGACACAGATAGAACAGCCAGGGAATGTCGGCCTCGGTCATTACCCGAGGCTCTACCAGAACGGAAACTCCACCGGCGCTCGCTGCGTCCACCACCACGGATTGGAGACGATCGCTGTCCCCGGCGGCGTCCCCGCCGTTAAGGGCTGATCGGTCGGCAGCGGCAGGATCGCATTGTTCGCCACGTAGTGCTGTTGGTGGTTGATGAACGTCCACCATGACTTGTTCTCCGGGCTGCCCCCGTTACCTTCTAGCAAAATCTGTGCTTGGGGAATACCGAAGGTGCCGCCGTCGATCGCGGTGGCCTGGGTGTAGGGCGGAAACGTTGTGGTCAGGGCGACGGCTGACAATGTCGTTGCCGCCGTGGTGACGTAAACGCCATCGCCGCCTGGAGTGCCGCTCGTCTGACTGGCGATATTGACACCGGCGGGAACGCCGGCACCTGCAACACTAGCGCCAACCTTGATGGTGCCGGTCACCGCCGCCATTGTCAGGTCGGTTGTTCCGGTCGAAGTCCCGGTACCGTGAGCTACGGCGGGTGGGATGACAGTCGTGGTGTAGCCGTCGGCGTAGTTCGATGGCAGGTCGGTGTTGAAATCGGTGTGCGATTGTTGGTGTCGAAGGTTCCACGGCCCGGCGGGTGCGGCAGTGTCGGTGCTTGGATCGAGCAGATACGGTAAAATAGAAAAATTGAACAACCGCTCCATCACTGCAAAATAATTGCGGGTCTGCATCATGTGCTCGAAGCTGTAGATCGGGTCGTCGGGGTTGAGCAGAACCGCGAGCGGCATTATGATCCTCGTGACGAGTAAGGCGGCTTGCGGACCGTCCAAGTCCCAGAGGATGGCGGGCCATAGCTCTGGGTGAGGGGATAAAGCCACGTTGCGCTTCAACGTGCCCTCCAGCGAGACGCGCTGAGTTAGTGCCGCCCCGCAAGCTGCCTTACTCGTCACCGTTTATAGCGGCGCACTTCCTTGGAAATCAGCGTGCTGGCCTCTTGCGCCGGTGCGCGGGTGTCGGAGGTGCCGAGCGGATCAAACCCTCTTGGCGTTACGCGATCCATGCCGAAATCGGACGCGTTGCCGCCTCGCAATGCGCCCCTTGGTCCGATCCTCGGCTCCGTCCCCAGCCGCAAAGGACCGTCTAGTGAGCGATCTGATCTCAGAATTCCGTCCGAGGTCTGGAAACAGCCCGTTGGACTGGTCCGATCTGTTCCGTCCAAAGGTTTCTGTCTGGGCCATTCAGATTGATTCTCTCTGCTCATATGCTCATGTCCAGTTGGCCGGCCATTTCCAGTTTTCTTCCTATGTCGGTCTTACGATATGGAATGTCAGCTTCCGCCAGGGCGTGAACGACATCCTCGATGCTGCGACAAACATAGACCCGGATGCCGAGCGCCTGCAATTTGGCGAACATTTCGCGCTGCGCCGAGCTGACGGCGTTAGCGCCGACTTTTAGTTCGATGCCGACGATGTTGGTGTAAGTCCGATTAGCGATCGTCCGGTAGGTGCTGAATACCAAAATATCCGGCATGCCCTTTTTCATGCCGCTGGCATGAAGCCGGCCGGCGGTTGCCTTACCGAGCTTTCCCCAACCGGCCGGGAACGTGGTGAACATCGCTGGAGGTACTAGTATCCAGTCGAGCAGCTCAGCCACGGACACATGAAACTCAGTCTCCCGCACGTTGTGCGGCAGATTGAAGGGTCTAGCGGCGGACTTACGTGGGCTCACCGCCGCCGCCCTCGCCGATGGTCCGGCCCGGTGCGTCCACCGGGTCGAGGTGTTCTGTGTAAGCTATTGCCGCGCGTTGGCCGACAATCGCCCGGATAGGCACCGTTCGACCAAGGCATACGGCGAACCGGGCCAGTACGGCCCGGCGCTTTATCTTGACGAGCCATCACAGCCTCACATGCGTCCGCGTCGCCCAGCGCGGCCCTGGCGATGGCCGCGATGCCGACGAATACGTGTCGATGGTCGATGCAGCCGGCCGAGCTTGCCGGCTGGATCGACGCGACTGCGTGGCCCAAGGTTAACGCCTCGTGCCATCAGAGCCTCCTAAGCGGGCGCATTCGCGGGTTGAACCGACGAGTGACGCCCCGTTTGAGCGAAGAGTTAAGACGCGGCTGAACATTCGGGGTGCGATAGTTCAAGAAGCGTTTGTTCTTGAGCTGCCGGCCCAGCATCTTGGAAATGTCAGCGGCCATGCCTCCTCGCCTTGCGGGCTCTGACACGACGGGCGCGACGGGTCTGTTTGAGACGCTTACCGCGCGCCATCAGTACCTCCCGCCTCTGCGAGATTTGCGCCCTCTACGTGCCATGGGCTTACCGGCGGCCTTTGCGGCCACGGCGACGACCACGACGTTCACGAACTGCGGTTTCAAGGTTACCCATCTGCTCTTCTCCTCTTTCGAGTGTGTGCGGGTTAAGCGCCGAACAACGTCCGGTCTTCTGATCCTACATGCAAACGCTCGATAGTGAAATCCGGCGAGAAGCTTTGCAGCTCGATGGACCCGGCGATGCCGCCACCCGAGGTCTGTTGCGGCTCAAAAGCGAAGTGTTGTCCGGCGCTTAGCTCAAAGGCGATGTCCTGGCTACCGCCCGGCACGCCGCCGCCGGCATTGATCAGCTTGCCGGTCAGCGACACGCCGCCGCCGAAATTGTCGTAAAATTCCAGGAACAGCCGCTTCCAGTTCTTGATGATCAGTTGCTTCTGCCCGCTGCCGCGAAAGAATTTGGTCGCCAGCCTCTTAATTAGGTTAGGGTCTGGCTGCATGAACAACTGATAAAGCGAGCTGCCGTCCGTGCCGTATGGCGTAATGATGCTGTCCTGCTCGTAGGCACCAATATTGGTCAAATTTAAATTTTGACTAGCGACTGACCAGAACGGCTGCTGGCCGGGGTGGTACATCAGCAACAAAGAGCGGCTGACGCCGAATGGGTCAGTGAATTTTCCGTTACAGAGTAGAACCTTGAAACCGAACATCGTCGCCGGACACATGGTCGGCAAGAATGCCGAGGTGTCGAGCGTATTGAGAATGTTGGTGACGCGATTGCCGATCTCACCGGCATCGCCACCGCGGCACTCGAAAATTCCCGCGCCATTAAAGGTCTGAAAATAACGCCCCATGCGTCCGACCGGGCGCGGGAAGCGCTGGCCGACCTGGGGGTCGATATTTTCGTAGTTGAAGTTGGTGGTGAACGGATTTTGCGGCGTGCCCTGGCCGGAGAGCTGCACGTTGGCGATCAGATCGATCGAGCTGTCGCCGAAGCAGTACAGATAACCGGCCGAAGCCGCCAGATCGTTGAATGTGTAGGTGAGCTTGTTGCCGAAGTAGCCAAAGCTACCGCCGCCATCGGTAGTCGAGAAGTCGGCTCCATTCGACGGTGCTGAGAACGAGATAACGTCCTTTCCGGCCACCCACAGACGACTTTGGTACACCTCCATGGCGTAGATACCGGGCAACCCTTCCGGCATGGTGTAGGTTACCGGCGGGCTCGGGGTTTCCAGTGCTTCCGTCAGCCAGTCCGGCGCGGGATCGCCAGGAGCGGAGAGTGTCGTACCATCCCATGCGTACAATCCTTTGGGGCTGCCAAAGAGGACACCGCCCTGCTGCCCGGCAGTGTTACCGAAAAATTGAGGCCGCCACACCACTGCGCTGGCCCAATACTGCGGGGTGATGGGCTCCCAGATTTGTCCAACGTCAGTGACGGCGAGGGTGTCGAGATCGACTTGTTGGACATCGCCGTTACTGAGGAACATCCAGCCGAGGCGACCGGGAGGCGGGACATTGAACTCTCCTGTCTCGTTGCCGATGAAGCCAAAGAAAATTCTGAGAATGGTCGTTCCTGCAGGGGCGGTGTAGATCGCCGGCCCGTGCCCCCAGCACGACCGCAGATTGCCGGGACCGATGGCGAACAGATTTTCGTTCCACCATTCCTCTTGATCATCGATCGAGCCGCGACGGCCCTGCTGGTTGAGACCCTTCCACTGATCGAGTGTGAATAGCTCGAACGGGTTGGCGCTCTGGATCGGCATTGGCTCACGCGCTGCGCATCGCCGCGCCGTAGGCGGTCTGGATCATTTGTGGGCAAACCACAGAAGCGGCAAAGGGCATTTCAGCGTTGAAGACCTGAGCTAATGCGCTCGCATCTTGTCCGCGCTGTTGTTGCATTAGGGCCAGCACGCCAGCCCAGTAGCTGACCGCGTCGCTCCACGGATAGGGGATCGGGTCAGGATCGTTGTCGGTCAAGAGCGGTGTCGGCACGCATGACAGATCTAGCTCCATCGGCATGGCTTGGGTGGGGATCGGCGCGAGAAACAGCGACCCCAGCGCACCCTCGCCGAACTGCGAGTACCAGCCCGGCTCGGACAGCACGCCCAGGAAGGTTCTGCCATAGATGCGGAAGCGCGCCTGGAAATCGGTCCAGACAATGCGCCGCCACAGCGGCTTCCACGCGCCACCGACAATGATCCATTGGCCATTGTCTTGCTGTTGCCATTTGCCGCCGATGGCGACGGCGAGCGAACGACACGCCAGAACCGATTGCACGCCGGGCAGCGCTTCCTGCACCAGCGCATTCCAAGAGGCGAATGGGTAGGCTTCTTGATTAGGAATTGTCTGCACGCCCGGAGGCACTACTCTCAGACATCCGCTTGCGGCGGCTATTCTTCGTCGACTGCGATTGATGTAGGTGTGAAGCGTCGCCTCCGGGAAAAACTGCCCCTGCTGATCGTTCAGCAGGTTCCTCGTGTCCGAGACGTACTGAGCCAACATTACGCGCATCCTCAAAGATGTGCGGCGTTAAATTCGACGCGCCGTTCAGTGTAATCTGCGCGGTCGTCGGCGTCGATGGCGGGGTCACTACAGTCCAAACACCGCCGCTGCGCGATGGATTGGTGGAAATGTTGGAGAACACAATTGGCACGCCAGTCGGTGGATTGTTCGGGAAGCCGGCATAGGCGGTCGTCGTCGTAAATTCTGGAAACACGCTGGCCGCTGTCGGCACCGTGGCGCTGCCGGTCTTGTATTGCGGCTGCACGACGCCCGCCACAGAGGGAGGCACTGCGGCGGGCGCTATGGCCGGGCCGACTAACGGGCCAACTGGCACATGGCCGATAGGCGGTGGGGTCGGCGGTGGAAAGGTGGGAATGGTTTGCGCAGCGCCAATCAGCGGCGGCGGAATGATCGGCACGAAGGCGGGAAACACGTCGGCCGTTCCGGTCGATCCGGTGTAGGTGAATAGCGGAGTGGCAGACGTGCCACTGCCGCCGGGCGTCTGCACAGTGATGGTGGCAATCTCGTCTGCTGCAGCCGGCGGCGTCTTGCAGGTGATCGAGGTGTCGCTGACGACGACAACATTGGTGGCCGGCTGGCCGGCAAACCGAACAGAAGTCGCGCCGGTAAAGCCGGTGCCGGTAATGGTCACGGCAGTGCCGCCGGCCGGCGGGCCGGAGGTCGGTGCGACGCTGCTGACGACGGGCGCGGCTAGGAGTTCCGGCTCATCAACCATTACCGCCCCCAGCGTATGCGGTTCGGCGATGGCAGGCCGCGCCGCTGCGGCGATTGCATTTGCGGTGTTTGACCTGACCACGGCGAACCCCACCACCAAGGTGGGGTCGGTGGGCATGGCGGTGGCGGCGGGCACGGTGGCGGGCCCATGATCAAGCCGGTGCCGGCGGCGCGGGTTTCGCTCTCGAACGGCCAGGGCGTTCGCGGATTAGGCCAACCGGCTGAAAATGAGGTTGGCGATCGCGGTATTTGCCAATAGGCCGGATCGAGCCAATTCGATCCTGGAATCACATAATGCGGCATTCGCGCCGGCAGCGCTGGCGGCATCGGTCCGCACAAGGCTTGAATGTCGGCCGACTGTTTGCCCCGCGCGACCTCGTTGAACGGGCCGAACCAGCTCATGATTGCGATACTCCGCTAGTTCTTATGGAGGCGGCGCGGCTCCAAATGTTGCGCCTCCGGTGATGCCATTGACGATTACCCCAGTTGAGGGCTTGCTGCAGACCAGATTAAGCGCAGTCAATGACAGGCCGACAGACGCGATCTGCCCTTGTGGAATGGTCGAGTACCACCCGGTCCAGGCAAAATTCGCGTCCTCGTGGATGACAAGAGTAATATATTTACTGTTAAAGCCGAACGCGGTGCCTTTGGGACAGTTGAGGTCGAAAAAGATCGGCGTGTCACCCAACAGCAGACCTCGGAAGCCCGAGTTGACTGGGTCGTCCTTGCCCCAGCGTGAACTGGGGTCGTTGTTATATCTCTCGACGCTCATAAAATCGGTCATCAAGGTGGTCCAGTCCTCGATCGACATCACCACGAAATCGAGCGCTTCGCCGCCGGAATGCTTGGCGGCGTTCAGCAAAATCGGGATAAAAGTGGCGCGAGTTAAGACAGCGCCCGCTGCGGGGACCACCAGACCGGCCCAGGTCGGATAAGTTGCCCGGCTCAGTCCACCGTAAACGTCGACGGCTGCAGTCGTCGGCAATGTGAGAGCAGTGACGCCATCGCTATAGGCGTCTGCAAGGCCGAACATCTGCAGTGCGACGTTGCCGGCATTGGAGCCGAACAATGCCAGCGCCAGCGAATGCAGTGCTGAGTTTTTCAGATCGTTGAGCTTGAGCATCAATCGGCTGGCGACTGCGATAGCGTCTTGCGTAACCAGTTGCTCCAAGCCCAGAGAAGATACCGGCGTCGCCAACGCGCATAAATTGAATTCGGCATTGACGGTAGCGGCAACATCCGTAGGAAGATTAAACTGACCCGCAGGCCCAATCCACGAAGAGGTGACATACTGTCCTGTCTGCACCGGCTGGGTGTAGGGCGAAACGCCGCCACTCGCTCTGATTGCATTTCGCAAAAGTAAAGCTAGGAGTGGATTCTGTCTATAGATTAAAATGACCACCATTTGCGCGAACACGCGGCGCACAGTCGCTTCCAGCTCTAGCCCAATGGGACCACTGGGAATTAAGCCGCTACCCAAGATCGGCATGATTAGAACCTTTGCTGTTTGCGACGCTCGTCGTCGTTGTAAAGCGACTTGAGAATTTCACCACGCGCCCAACCCTCTGGGTCGGCCGAAATTTCCTTAAAACCAGGAATTTTGTCGTGGTTCCACCGACCGTCGTTGTAGGTCGCGTCACTGGGCTTGGGTTCTTTGCTGGCTTTGTAGCCGGCCGCGACTTCGTAGTCGCCGACATTGTGGTCGACCATGAACTGCTCGAGCTCTTCCATGGCCTTGTCGGTGAAGCCGTACTTCTTTTGCGTTTCACCGCGCACGCTTTGAAAGCGTTCTTGCTCTTGCGTCTTGCGTGCTTCCGCCTCGCGATCCTCACGCTCTTTTTTCTCGGCGTTGAGACGCTGCTCGACTTTGTTTTCAAGATCGAAGTCGGGGATGGCGAGGTTGGGGTACTTCTTTTTGATCAGGGCCTGCGCTTCTTTGGTCAAAGAAGGGTCCTGATAAATGCTCTCGACGAAATCGGCTATTTGACGCCGACCTTGTAAAAATTGGTATTCCTCATCGGGAACGGTGCGCGGCATGGCGATCAGGCGTTGTTTGACTTACCGACTATACTTGGCTGCAGCGGGACACCTCCTTCAGGTTTCGGCACCACCTTCGGGATCGCGCCCCACTCGGACACCTCGCTCTGGGTGTCTACCTGCAGCACGGTCCTGGGCGGCGTCTCGGGCGGCGTGGTAATCGGCGGGTCGTATGATCTGTTCTGAGCCATCTTCAAAGGTCTCCTCTATCGCCACCGTGTACTCCGGGCCGAAATGCAGCAGCGAGATTTCGGCGCAGAAGATCGCGGCCTCAAGGTCGGTGAACCTGATCGGACACCGCGACGACGAACCGCTTTCACGGAATGCAACAATTCGGTAACAGCCCATTTATCACGCGCCGGGTAGTGGTGTCGATGGCATCGGGGCACTAGCCATAGCACCGGGCGGGCCGCTCTGTTGGCCACCGCCCTGCGGTGCGCCAGCACCGCCGCCAGCGCCGCGCTGCTGGCCCATGATGTTCTGCAAAATGAAGTTCTTGGCGAGGCTCGCCAGCATGTCCATCAGGTGGGTTTTCTGCTGACCAGACCCCAAAGTGGCTGATCCTTGCACATGCTTACTGAGGCGCTGCGTCGCCTTCAGCACATCCTGCTGGATGGGGGTGCCGGGCTCAAGCCCAGGCAGCGCTTGGGACAGCATGCCGATGGCGTGCTGTACCAAGGACATCGACGACGCGGTGTCGCCGGGGCCGGGGGCGCTGACCTGATGACCGCGTTGCCGGTTGGCGAGCGCGGCCAGGATTGGGCCACCACCTTGTGGCGGATTGGGCTGGCCGCCACCGGGCGGGCTGGCGGCTGCCGGCGGTGGGCCTTCGTTCTGTTCGGGAGCGGCGGCGCTGTCGAGAAACGACATTCCGGTTCCTCGTTTTAAAAGCCACCCCCACCCGCGTTGACGATGCTGATGTTCTGTGGATCGCGATAGGGAGCAGGGGCAGCCCGCTCTCGGGAGCAGGCAAAATTACAACATGACGCGTTGTAACACAACATCACTGCCGCTTGCGGCCACCACCGCCGGACTTGCGCCCGCCGGAGGGGAAGCCGAGCACACCCTTGATCAGCTCCTCCTTCTTTTCTTCCTGGGCGGTTTCTGCTGCCTTTTTCTGCCGCTGTCGCAGGCGGCTCAGCAGCAATTCGGCTCCAGGCGGATGCAGCATGTGGATCAGGTCCTCGGCGTCGACCGCACCGGCGCGGGCCAGGGCAATGGCGACCTGCCGATTGTCCTCGGCGAAGGCAGGTGAAGCGGAGTGGCTGTCGACTTGGATCTGAAATCCGTCCGGCATGGTGGCGAGGCGAAACTCAATTTTATTGTCTCCGGTAACGTAAACATGCGGGTCCATCGCCTGCATGATGCGGAAGGCGAGGTAGCCGCTCTCGTTGAGTTGGCGCTCGATGCGGGCGGCTTGGTCGATCAGGCGCGGCGTGGATGTGCGGACCAGGGTTTGGGCGTGGACCCCTGCCCGCACCCCTGGTTCACCCTGGCCCGACATCACCGGGCTGAAGCCCGATGCCTCGTCGAACAGTTGAAACAGGAATTGCAGTTCTTCGAGGTAGTTGGCCGGCGGCGGGTCGGTGAGCTTCTGCGCTTTGGCGTTCGGGTTCGGGTCGTTGATGAAGCCGCCTTCGGAAATGATCTTGAAATACTGCTCTTCGGTGATCGAGGTGAAGCCAGAGAACACTTGCGGAGCGGCGACGTTGCGGTCCCACATGACCTTTAAGTCACGAAGTCTTTTGTTGAGGATGTCCTGCAGCATTTGCACATCGGCGATCATTGACCGGCCCCAGAAATAGCCGGGCGTGGCTTGGGCTTGGATTTTGACGAACGAGCTGCGGCCGGGGATTTTCGACAGATTGCGGCGGGTCTTGTCGCCCTCGATGACGATCGGCTCGTGGCCGTGGATCATCTGGATGACGGAATAGTCGCCGTCGCGGTCGCGATCCTTGATCCAGAGTTCGACGTGCTTGACGGTCGGGGCAAGTTTGCGATTGGGCCGCCAGGGTGTCGGGATGGGAAAGACGTTGACGATACCGGCCGCTTCGGCACGGGGCGAAGACCCCGGATAATCACCCAGCGGGTTGAGGCCCCCCACCACCATCTGATGAAAGTAGGACGGTCGTTCACTGTCCTGCTCGCCCGGGCGGGTCTCGCCAACCTTCGCGAGAATAACCTCACGGCGTGGATGGTTGGCAAGAACCTGACGCAGCCGGGAAACGGTCGGATAACTGACATGGCAAAAGGCTTCCTGCTCATCGAGGCCGACCGTGGTTTCCGACAGCACGCCAAAATTTTGCGGATGCACTACGCCGAGCTGGAAACCGCCTTCCTCGGTTGGAATGTGCTTGAGCAAGGTGCAGCCGTTGATCATCGACCACACCACGCTTTCGGCAAAGGTGATATCGCTGTCGCTGTTGCGGTAGTCGGCGGTCAGCTTGTCGGACACCAGTTGGGCGCGCTCGACCACGCTGTCGCTCTCGTTATCGTCGTAGATCATCGCGAAGCGAACGTCGGTCGGCTGCATCAGAAAGCCGGCCAGCTTGTCGATGAACGGCTTACATTTGTTGTAGATCGCGGCGCGGCTGTCGTAGGTGCCGGTATAGTAATATTGCGCGGCGCGGGCGTAGACGAGCTCACGCTCCTCGCTTGAAGCCATACACTCGTCAGCTAATTCTTTTAACCACAGCTCCAGATCTTCTTTCGGAATGCGCAGCATCTAGCCATGCCTGTTCGTAGCGGTGGCGCGCAACGTCGCGACCGCATAGTTCTTCTGTAGCCATGATCTGCTCCTCTGCAGCAGTTTGTGGTTAGGCATCGCGGACGGTTTACCCCGTCCGTGGTGCCGGCATTACCGCCAGTCCTTATCCTGAGCGCGCCATTCGACTTCGCGGTGGATGGCGTTGAGTTGATTGACGACATCCTCGCTTTTGAACTTCAGCTTGTCCATCCACTGCCACAGTGCGTTGTCGTAGTCGATCAGCTCGGCGATTGTCATCTTGGCAATACGTTCCTGCAAGCTGGACAGCCGGGGTCGGCCGTTGTGCCGCAGGATAACTGGCATTTACCACACACGCATGGCTCGGCGTTTTGAATTTTCAATTAAATCCGGCTGGGTACCGTCCTTCAACATTTTTTGTAAAGTGTCGACGCCACTGTAGCCGCCATTGGCCATGCGGGTCTGGCGGCCGAGCGCGATAGCTTCCGAGAGCACGTTGCCGGACGCGCCCCAGCTACTGAGCTGTTGCTGCTGCAAGGTGTTGCCTTGGTCCTTGTACCTGACTTTCGGGGTGCCGCCGTGCCGGGTGTCGTGCTGCATGTCAGCGACGCCGTAGTCTTCGTGGGCGATGGTCTCGGCCAGCTTGACCGCCTTGCCGACCGTCGAGCCGCCGATGGCAATCGGTTTGAATTCTTGCTGCATCGGTTGAGCAGTGCAGCGCGGGCATTCTGGCGGCGGGTCGTCGACCTGCTCCATGGTCAAGGTGACTTCGATGAAGTTGCCGCAATCGCCGCAGCCATAGGTTCTAACGATAGGCATGACATCACCCGTACGTGGCGTGGATCGCTAGTCCGATAAACAGGATGCAAACGACGACAATCATCAGCCAGTTTGGCGGCCGCGGGACGCGCATCAAAATCTTTCCTTGCGCACCCGCGACTGACGATTGATCGTCGCCATGTGTTGGGAGAACGCGAACGATAGTACCGTGCCCATGTCTTGCGGCGGCCGATCGCCCTTGACGCTATCCCAAGTGATGTTGCGTGCCACCAGCATCGGCCGCCGCCATTCAATCCAAGCGTGATGGGCGAGCACCAATGCCGACACGAGGTCGTCGTTTTCGCCGGTATCCGGCCCAGCTCCGATCCAGCCGTCGTCTTCGACGATGGATTGCATTTGCGCTATCAGTCGCGGTGATCTTATTTCCAGCCGCCGCAGCATCAGACTGTCGCGCAGCTCACTGTATACCTGATGTTTGTTGTCGCTGTTTGCTTTCCACGCAATCACATTCCCGGCTCCACCTAGCGTGTCAGGCCGTTTGTAAAGAAACCAGCGAACCGCGCCAATCATGTTTAGGATATTTTCTGTGCCGGGCTCCCCTTGCAGAATGCCCCGCTCAGCAAGCTGACGAAGATTTCGTACTTCAGGTAAAACCGCCGCGCCAACTCCTGTCACTTCCAGGTTGGCTATATGGTCTCGATATGCGCCGGCCAAGTGCGCTAGAACCCAGGCTAACTGATACGTTAACGGACGATTGGACTGGAATTCTGCAACCTGAACCACCTTATCAGCGTAGCAACGCAAAACCTGAATGGCGTGGTCATCACTTTCGCCGCCACCGCCACCGGATGGATCGACACCAATGACGTAAGCCCCGGCGGCCTCGGGCGGCTCCCAGACTTTGAGCATGGCGTCATCGGGCTTGCTCACCTGTTCGATCCGGCTGGCCAGAAACTTGTCGTCGAAAGTGTATTTGTAGCCCTTGTAAGGCGGCCCGACCGGCGATAGCAGCTCGGCAATTTCCAAGGTCCGTGCCGCCGGAAAGAAGCCGGAGCCGGAAGCAATGAAGCACTCGCGCTCGTGCCACGGGTAGTGGCGTAGCATGTATTCTTCGTGCTTGAACTCGCTCTCCCGCCGCCACCATGCGATCTGCTCCGGCCTGACGATGACCTTGTAGTTTTCCTTGACGTATTTGGCGCGGTTGATCTCGTCGACCGTCAGCCGGCCGTCCCAGTAGATTTTATAGTCGGGATCGTCTTTCTGGATGGCGTAAGTCGGGTTGGCCCAGAACCCGATGAAGATGAACCGCATATGGCGGTCCACCTTGGCTTGCTGACAATGGTTGTAGAACCAGTTGAAGCCCGATGCAATGCTTTCCCAAATATAGAGCCGGTTGGGGTTTTGCCGCGCCAGCGAGGCTTTCAGGCTTTCGACACCGGCCAGCGATTTCCACTGCGCGCACTCAGTGGCGTGCATCATGTTCAGAGCACGAGACGCACCAAGGTCCGGATTGCTCGCGGCGGCCATGAGATCAATAACGCTGCGGTTGGCGAACGCCATCCCGGTACGGTTATTCTGAATGAGTTTGTGTTCGGGGGATCGCCACTCAGCCGGTAGCGTCTCCAGTAGGCTGCCGAAAATTCGTCTAAGGCGTTCCAGATTGTCGGTACGGTCAGCAATGATTGCTCCTTGCACGCCCGGATTAGCCAACGCCCAGAACAATTCTATTACGCTGCAGACCGTGGTGATAGCCACTTGCCGGCACTTAAGCACCACGAACTCGTGAACACCCTCGTTGAGCCCGCGCGCCACCGCGTCGATGACAATGCGCTGCGACGGCCACGGCTCGATCCTAGCTCGGCCAAGCTCTTTTGTATCTATTTCAACGCTGGTCAGGAGGTCGTAAATTCCCTGGCGGATGGTCGGCATGGTGCTCTCCGGGGCGCGGGAAGATACCATAACCGTCGCCGTCGCGGCGATGCCAGCGGCCGGACATAAAGCGCTGCGCGAACGCGGTAGCGGCTGGGGCGCTGCGCATCAGGGCGGCCAGTCGCTGGTCGACGATAGTCTCGATCGATCGGAGCAGTTCGGGATTGGGTTTGAGTTCGAGTTTGAGTTCGGGTTTGAGTTCGGATTTGGGTTTGGGTTTGGGTTTGGGTTTGGGTTTGGGTTTGAGCTTGGACATTTGCGGTCCCCCTGCAGAAATGCTATATATGGAACTTGTCTCCACATATGCGTACTGAGATTTGGGTTTGAACCGCCGGGTGCAAGGTTGCTCTCCTCGCCCGGCGGTTTCTTTATTCGTCAGTCGTGGCCGGCATCCATTGCCGGGCACTCGCACCGATACTCCGCACAAGGGCCGACAACGTAATTCCAATCAGCGTCGTGGTGCATCGCGCCAGTGTGCCCGCAGCGGACGCATCTGGGATATCGCAGTCGAGCGAAGTACCGCTGGTCGGCGATGATACTCCTCACACGAGCTATGGAAAGTTTGTGTCGATCGGCGAGTGCTCGGTTTGTCTCTCCCCACTCGTGACACATAAAAATCCCGAGGTCGCGCTGTCGATTTTCTTTCATTTTACCCGCTTGGTCAGCTCGATCAGGCTGTCGGCGGCCTTGCGGGCCTCGTCGACACTGGCATTAATCACCCGCTCAATGTCGTCGCAAATCACGTTGAGCCTTTTGACCTCGCCACGGATTTGTTCGACCAAGGCAGCGAGCGTCGGATCGCTCTTTGGCGCAAACTTGGCGATCTCGGGGTCGGATAGTGCACTCTCGAACCTTTTCAACCGCTCACCGGGGGATTGAACCGTACGCGGAAACTCCTCTTTTTCGTCCATCTTTAGCTCTCCTTTGTTGCTCCGAAGTTCGTCAGCCACCATCTGGCCTCTTCGAGTTGCTCCCTGGTCGGCGGCTCGAAGCGGATTTCCTCGCCGGCCTTCTTCTCCGCCTTGATGCGGCGCACGGCGCATATCGCACACAGCACCATGTCGATTTGCTTTGGGTTGCTGAAGGCGCGCCACACCGCACACTTGCAGTCGTGGCAGGCGTCGACAAAGCTTTCGGCCTTGGGTTCGCCCTCGGCGATCAGCATGCAAATTAGAATACTCTCTTCGCTCATGTTTTGCTCTCCCTTCGTTCTCTTTTTGCCTTAATTTAGTCAAAATTTAAAAATTCCTTTTTTTTATTTTTTTTCTGATATTTTAGGCACATGGCCGGATACAGTCCATCGCGTGGTTGGATCGGCACGCCCACCTATACGTCTTGGGCGCAGATGCTCAGTCGGTGTACCAATCCTAAATCCAGGGCGTTCAAATACTACGGCGGGCGCGGTATTGTTGTTTGGTCCCCATGGTGGTCTTTCGAAAATTTTCTGAAAGACATGGGGCCTAAACCAGCAGGTAGATCGCTCGATCGCATCAACAACGACGGCAATTACGAACCAAGAAATTGCCGTTGGGCAACACCCCTGCAACAAGGCAGGAATAAACGCCAACGGCAAAAGGGGACGCCGTGGAGGAAGAAGAAGCGACTAACACCGCGTTTATCGTAGCTCTCCCGCTCTCGTGAACGTGTCCCGCACCAGCTCGACCGCCGCCATTTCATGACGGTATCGGGTTGGATTGTCGACGCGGTCGGTTAGACCTTGGACCGCCAGTTCGATCACCAGATCGAGCGCGGCGTCGATGTCGTCATTTTTGGTGGATTTGATCTTGAGCATTTTGGTCTCCACTTTTTAAGGTCTCGCTGAGCCTGTTGATTGTTCGTTGCTGCTCTTCTATTTGATCCAAGTAATTATTTCGTTGGATCAACAGGCGCTTGAGTAGCAACTTCAGCAACCTTTCGATGCCGTACTTGCTGATTAGCTCTTCCAAATCGAACCCGGCGTTGATGTCGTTATTTTTAGTGGGTTTGATCTTGAGCATTTGGGGTTTCCAGTGTATCGGGTGGACGTAGTGGCTTTATTTTGCGCCGTACATGGTCAAAGAATTCACGGCGTATCCATGCGTCGGCTGTCTTGTGGTTTTTGAACGGGCCGTAGATTTCGTGGTTTACTTCAACGATGCACCACATTTTGGCTCTCCTTGACTTTAAGTCCGTGGGTTGACATCCTTGAATGAGCGGCCTTTCCAACCGTCTCACAGAATGCCTTTCGGCTCGGACGCCCACGGTCACCCGATAGGTGTTAAAGATAATCCCTTGACAATCGCTGTCAAGGGATTTTTCTATTGAAACAGCGCCATGAGTTCCGCATAGCGCGGGTTAGGATCGTGTGCGGTTTCGTGCTCATACTTCATATCGCCGCGAAAGATTGAAACCATGCCGTGACCGTGATCACGGGCGACATAGGTTCGCCCATCATCACCATCGACGATCCGCATACGCCGCGCGAATGTGAGCTTCATTGGCGCGCCGGTCGTCACTCGCACCGCACGCTCGCCGCGCTTGGCGTCGATCTCAATGTGGAACGTGGCCTCGACGCGACGGGAGCCGCTAGGCCAATCCGCTATCTTCGCCGCCATGCGCGGGTTGCTATACTGGGTCATGGTCGTACACCAAAAAGCGGTCAACGTAAGCGCGGATGCTGGCCGCAAGCGATGCGTCGTCTACGCCTTCGCTGATCTTGATGCGGCCAAAGTTGAACACTTTTGAAATGTCCATGATGTTAATCGGGACACCCGAACAACTGGCGCGGAAGGCGTTTTCGATGCGTCGGTCGATTAGCTTTTTACTGTTTGACATTTTGCTCTCCTCGTTTCGCGTCTCGTATGAACGCGGCAAAACGGCGAGTGTTTGCTCGCCGCTTCGCTCTCGTTCAACGACCGCTGTCACATCGTTGAATACAGCCTTCGCCAGAACGGCATTCGGTCCAACAACATTTGGTGCCGTTGCCGCACGCGAAAGCTTGCGGAACGTTTGCCAGCATGATTGCCAGTACGATAAGGCTAATTGCGGTTTTCATTTTGCTGCTCTCCTATTCGCGTTTCCACATGAACGCGGCAAAACGGGGCGCAACGCGCGCCCCGCTTCGCTCTCGTTCACTGTGTCTGCGGTTCAAACACGCCTACAAGGCGTTCACTGAATAGTAATCGTTCATCGTAATTGCGGATCACATAGAGCGGGTTGAATTGATTGAGATTGAGCACAAGCATTGTGTGACCATCGCGGTTCGCGGCGCGTTGTGCTTCCGCGAATATCTGTTCTTTGCGTGTCATTATTTGCTCTCCTCTGATGAACGCGGCAAAACGGCGGAGCTGCCCCGCCGCTTCGCTCTCGTTCACACTCCGAACCAAAGTTCGACAGCGGCGCGCCACCATCTGCGATGGTAACGCCAACTAGTTGGACCGGTACTTTCTGCGACGAAGTACAGGCCGCTGTCGTCATCTTGCATGATGCAGGGGTAACGCATTTTGTTTGCCCTCCTCTTTTCGCGTCTCCACATGAACGCGGCTTTCGCCCAGGTTGTTATGATTGCGGCGCTTTCCGCAACATACGTGTAACCGGGCTATCATGGGCCCCGATATATTGTGGCTTAATTTTCAAGGCGCGGTGATTGCGTACAAATGGCTTGGCGTGAGCGCGATAGACTTCAACGCCGCCCTTGTCGTCTGCATCGACAATATCGAGCACCACAAGCCCGCTATCGCGATTGACAAACAAGGCAACAACACGGCCATCGTCTAGCGGGACGTTGTGGTGGACGATACGCTCGATGTATTCCTCGGTTTTCATATTGCTCTCCGACGCCTCCTAGGAGGCGTTTCGCCTTAGAATTCGTAGGATCGACCATCTTTGGAAAGACGAGCAACGCACACGTGCATTTCGTCGACCTCGTCCGGTTGATAGTTCGCCTGAATAAATTCGTGTGCTTTGGTCAATGTCGGGAATAAGCCTACGTCCTGCTCGCCTTCATAACCGGCGAATTCCACAACGATGTATTGCTTTGCCATTGTCGTCGTCCTTTTGGTGGTTAGTAGGGGTAGTTTTGAAAAGTGTTTAATGCCGTCGCGAAAACCGTTCGCAGTGGCAATGACTTCGTTTTTAATGCGAGTTTGTTCGCGTCATGAACGCGGCAAAACGGGGCGATGCACGGCGCGCCCCGCTTCACTCTCGTTCATTCGTGGGATAGACGCGGCATGGCGCAAATCGCAGACATGCGTTCAAGTCGCAATGATACCAAGGCGAGAGTGCCAGCGTAAAAACATGGAAGGCCAGTTTTGTCTTGCGGGTAGACCCACCATGAACCTTTATCGCGGCGCGGGCCGTCTTTGCGAACGCGGTAGCGATTGCCGTTTTTGTCCCACGCCACATATTCGCCGTGTCGAAAACCACTTCTCTCTATGTTGTGGTAATTCATTTGTTTGCCCTCCTCGTTTCGCGTGATGAACGCGGCAAAACGGGGCGACGCACGGCGCGCCCCGCTTCGCTTTCGTTCACTTTGCTCGCACGTTGTCGGGTGCAATTCGCGTCGCGTAGTCATACGCGGCGGAATAGTTGTCGCCTTCATTTGAGTGGACTAGGCTTTCGATCTTGTTGACAATCAGGATCACAGCGGCATCGCGATAGCTAAAATCCGTGCCGCCTTCGTTTGCTGCCTCATCTGTTGCTCGCACTAACTCACGGGCGATGGCGCGAAGGTTACATGCGTCTTGCAAGTCAATCGCGACCTGAAAACGCGACCGCGATTTGTCGCGGCAATTGCAGTACGCATTCATGGTTGCTCTCCTATGAGTGTGCATAGCCGTCTTTTTCGACGCCGATGAACATGCCGGTCCATTGAAAACCGACATAGTCGCCATAGTCGCGGACAGGATGTAGCTTGCGCCACTGCCGATAAGCCGCGCGGCGGCGTATCAGGTTCAGGCCGGTGTATTGCATTCCCGCAAAGTCATGATGCGGGAAGTCGCGGCAGAAAAAGCGGAATACGCTTTCGCGTTGTTTGCGGGTCATTTGTTTGCTCTCCTTTCACGCCGCGACGCGGTCATAGTCGATTGTGTAAGCGTCGCGGAAAGCGGCGAATTTCTCTGTCACTTCATAAGGGAGATCGTACAGAGTGATTTCGGTTTCGCCCTGGTTGTTCTGGATTGACAGCGTTACGCTATTGCTGTTGCTGGCAAACGTTCCAGACAGCCGCACGTTGACGCAACGATGCATTGCGAAATTGAT